TGATAGACCAGAGACTATGCGTGGTGTCAGTCTTAAATACTTAGTGATGGATGAGTATGCAGACATGAAACCACAGGTGTTCGAACAAATCCTTAGACCTGCATTAGCGGATCAGAAGGGTAGAGCAATGTTCATAGGAACACCAATGGGTAGAAATCATTTCTATGAACTGTACAAACTAGGTGATAGTGGTAAGGATCAGCATTACAAGGCATGGCACTTCACTAGCTTTGATAATCCATTGTTAGACCCTGAAGAGATTGAAGCTGCTAGAGGATCAATGTCTAGCTTTGCTTTCAGACAAGAGTTCATGGCATCGTTTGAGGCTGCACAGTCGGAGATCTTCAAAGATGAATGGATTAAAATTACTGACGAAGAACCTGAAGATGGTAACTACTTCATTGCGGTGGATCTTTGTGGTTTTACGGATTCATCTCAGGCGAACAAGACGAAAAACTCTAAGTTGGATGAAACAGCGATAGCCATTGTTAAGGTTAACACTAAAGGCTGGTGGGTAGCTGACATACAGTATGGTAGATGGGATGTCCGAGAAACAGCAGTGAGGATATTAAAGGCTGCTAAGGACTACAGAGTCAATGCTGTAGGGATTGAGAAAGGTGCGCTGAAGAATGCAGTGATGCCTTACATGAATGATCTGATGAGGAGATTGAACTACTATCCTCGTATTGAAGAGTTAACACACGGTAATAAGAAGAAGACAGATAGGATTGTTTGGTCACTACAAGGACGATTTGAACACGGTAGGATTGTACTGAAAGAAGCTGATTGGAATAACAAGTTTATAGACCAACTGATGCAGTTTCCTGATAGCAAGACTCATGATGACTTAATAGATGCTGTTAGTTACATTGATCAAATACAGGTAGCAGATTGGAATCAGAACTTGAATGAAGAAGAGTACGAAGTCCTAGACACAACAATAGGTTGGTGACAATGAAATTTGAATCTGAAATCACACCTCAGAATGCCTTAGTAGCCTTCGTCATGGATCGCTGTAACGATTGGCGTAACTACAGGGATGAGAACTACATGGATCGCTGGGATGAGTATGAGCGTCTCTGGCGAGGTCTTTATGCTGATGAGGATAAAACAAGGGATTCTGAGCGTTCAAGGCTTATTAGCCCTGCTTTGCAGCAAGCAGTAGATAACAAACAAGCTGATCTTGAAGAAGCTGTGTTCGCTAAAGGTGTATTCTTTGACATCAGCGATGACATCAGTGATCAGGATAAGACTGATGTTGAAAAGATGAAGTCTTTGTTGTCCGAAGATTTCAAGAAAGATAAAGTACGTAAGAACATTGGTCAGATCATGACCTTAGCAGAGATCTACGGTACTGGTATCGGTGAGGTCATTGTCAAACAAAAGAAGAGTTTAACACCAGCAACACAGCCTACAGCACAGCCTGGATTGGCTATGATAGGTGTTAACACGAACTATAGAGTATCGGTAGACTTAAAACCAATCAATCCACGTAACTTCCTTGTTGATCCTAACGCAACCACCATTGATGATGCAATGGGGTGTGCTATCGAAGAGTATGTAGGTAGACATGCAGTCATCAAAGGCATGGAAGATGGTGTTTATAAAAAGGTTGCTATCGGTGAAGCATCCTTAGACACTGACCTAGAGCCTAACCAAGACTTAACTTACTATCAATCAGATAAGGTATTACTACTTCGTTACTATGGTTTAGTACCTAAAAAGTTGTTAGATAACCCTGATGACTTATCTTTTGAAGATGATGAGTTGTATTCAGAGATGGTAGAGGCTTTGATCGTTATTGCTAACGGAGAAGATCTACTCAAAGCTGAAGAAAACCCCTTTATGATGCAGGACAGACCTGTTGTTGCCTACCAAGCTGATAGCGTTCCTGGTCGTTTCTGGGGTCGTGGAACGGCTGAGAAGGCATACAACATGCAAAAGGCTGTTGATGCACAGATTCGTAGCCATGTAGACTCTTTAGGCCTTACAGCAGCTCCTATGATGGCTATAGATGCCTCTAGATTACCTCGTGGACAGAAGTTTGAGATCAAACCAGGGAAGAATATCCTTGTCAATGGTAACCCATCAGAGATTCTACAACCCTTTAAGTTTGGTGTTACGGACAAATCCAACATCGAAACAGCTCAAATCTTCGAAAGAATGATGCTACAGGCTACAGGTACGTTAGATACAGCTAACTTACCTGCTCAAGTCAGTGGTGGTGATGCAGCAGCGGCTGGTTTAGCGATGGCTGTTAGCGGTATTATCAAGAAGAACAAGCGTTCCTTAGTGAATTTCCAAGAAGATTTCCTTATTCCGTTCGTACAGAAGGCTGCATGGCGGTATATGCAGTTTGCTCCTGACCGTTATCCTGTAAAAGACTTTGAATTTATCCCAACAGGTACGCTAGGGATGGTTGCTAGAGAGTTTGAACAGGCTCAAATGATGGCAATGATGTCTACGTTAGGTCCAAACAGTCCTATCGTACCTTTGTTGTTGCAAGGTATCGTTGAATACTCATCATTACCTAACCGTGAGAGCTTACTACAACAACTTCAGCAGCTAACACAACCAAATCCTGAGCAACAACAGGCTCAACAGCAAGCTACACAGCTTCAATTAGCTGATGCACAGGCTACCGTACAGGAAAAGCAAGCTAGAGCACAGAAAGCAGCAGCAGAGGCTCAGAAAGCGTCTATAGAGGCTCAGTTAATGCCTGAAGAGGTAAGAGCTAAGATCGTTAATGCAGCCACTCAGAACCTTCCTAACAACGATGACTCAGCAGAGCGTGAATTCCAACGTAGAATCAAGATTGCTGAGTTAATGTTGAAGGAAGAAGATATCAAAAGCAATGAAAACATAGCCAAGATGCAAATGGAGACTAAAAAGCAGGTAGATAAGCAGTTTACCGATGCTCTTGGTGAGTAATCATGGATGAGGAAAAACTACTACAGCTAGCTGCTGTTGTTGGTAAGTTAAAGAAGAAAGTAAGTGAGCTAGACTCTAAAGCAGATACCATCAGTAAACTAGAAGGACCACAAGGTAAACAAGGTCCAAAAGGTGACAAAGGTAATCCTGGTAAAGACGGACTACCAGGAAAAGATGGTAGAGATGGTGTTGACGGTAAAGATGGTATAGACGGTAAACCAGGTAAGGATGGTGTATCAGTTGTTGATGCTTACATTGACATTGACAACTCACTGGTACTTAAGTTGTCTAATGGTATTGAAGTCAGTGCTGGTGAATTACCACAAACTTCTAAGTCCAAAGACAACATATACATTCAGAATACACAGCAGTTTGGATTAGATGGTTTACCTGATGCTACGGAAGACCCTGTACCAGAGTACTTTCTTGTTAGACAAGACGGGCAATGGAAGAAAGCTTCGTTTACTTACTTACTTGGTTGGCTTAGTGTTGCGAACATCCTGGCTACTGAAAACGGTGATTTCCTCACCACAGAAGCTGGTGATTACATTATCATGGAGTAGACATGGCTGACGTAAAGATATCAGCACTATCAAATGCATCAGCATTGGCTGGTACTGAAGTTGTACCTATCGTACAAGGCGGTAACACTGTAAAGACAACACTCAGTAACATCGCTGCTTTGTCTGGAAACGGTACAGTAACTTCAGTAGCTATGTCAGTGCCTACGGGGTTAACTGTAACAGGATCACCAGTAACATCAGCAGGTACATTAGCAATATCGAACACAGCTGGTTATGCGATCCCTACCACATCAAAGCAAACTGATTGGGATACTGCTTATGGATGGGGTAATCATGCTACGGCTGGTTATGCGGTAGGAGTAACAACCATTACTGCTGGTACTGGGTTGTCTGGTGGTGGTGACTTGTCCGCTAACAGAACCATTAACTTAGCGAATACAGCAGTTACAGCAGGTTCGTATACAAACGCTAACATCACTGTTGATGCACAAGGTCGTATCACATCAGCAGCTAACGGTACAGGTGGTGGAGGCGGTGGTGGATCAGGTTCAAACAATTACGCTTGGTTTATATCTTAAGGATAAGATATGGCAACATTAGTATTAGACGGTACAACCAAAACAATACAGGCAGTGATGTCTGGTGCTGCTGCGACAAGCAACCCAGACTTTACTGTTGCTTATGCTGATAGCACTTCTTCATCCTTAACTGAAGGATCTAATGATGGTGCTCTAAATGGTACAACAGCAGTGACTTTAGTTTCTGCTCCATCAGCATCAACACGTAGAGTTGTTAAGTGGTTAACCATTCAAAACAAAGATACAGCAGCAGTGACTGTTACTGTTACCTTTAACAATTCAACAGGACCAACAACAAGACAGATCGCTAAAGTTACACTACAGCCTAACGATACCTGGACTACAGATGGTACGTTTGACAGTAATGGTAACATGAAGACTGTTGCTGGAACTGTTAATCTTGCTACACAGGTAACAGGAACTCTACCAGTTGCTAATGGTGGTACTGGTGTAACAACCTCTACAGGATCAGGTTCAGTGGTGTTATCAACATCACCAACCTTAACAACACCTGTACTTGGTACACCTACTTCAGGAACACTCAGTAACTGTACAGTAGACGGTACTAACTC